TTGATACCCGGGGATCATTATTCTTTGGTGACTCGGCCATCTCTTCCTCGGTCCACAAGGTTGTCTGCTTCATAGGTGACTGCTCCATGTTACTTCTTTCCGATCATATTACAGTGAGAGGCCAAACGATCTGCGTATCCCTTACCCGGTACTGCCCAGGTTCCTTCCAGTCCTGCCAGCGTTGGAGCACAGCCCTGCACACGAGCAGGCAGTGGCCGACGTGCGGTGTGCTCTTCGTAGTATGCTAACTGTGCTTCTGTCATGCTCTCTTTCTTTACTGCATATCCGAGAAGTCTAGAGATATGCGCGGGGACACTTACGTCGGTCCAATTTTCAAACAACAGGCCCTTCTTCCAGATCTTCAAGCTTGGGTCGTATGCCCATGCATTGGAGTTCTTTTCTTCTGTTGTTACTGTTGGTTTCATTTGTCCTGTAACACCGATACCCGCGGGATTTCTTCTTGGCCGATCACACCACCAGCTCGTAAGAAATCCTGTCTCGTGGATCAATTGTGCTACTGCTATGACTGGATCTACTCCTACTAGTTGAGCTTCGTCGAAGTATGCGGGAATAATAATGCCGGCGATCTCTTCGTTCGTGTACTTACAGAGAGGGCGGTTGCTCATATAAGCAACCACCTCCTCCACGTTTCTGCTGTATGGCCGCATAATCGGCGAATTTCTTGTTGTTTCCACTAGTTCATCTCCTCTGTGTCGAAATATAAATCCGGCCCGTTTAGGAACCACCTACCTCGAATGTCTTCCGAGTGATTGTGCTGATTGATCATCTCGATTGTCCCATCTACCAAGTAGTCTAGCATCGCTGTTCCAAAGTCGTCGTCACCTATTCCTAGATTAACACCTGCGGGAATATGCGGGATAAGTTCCTTCATCATAGTCTGACGCCAGTTTTCTCCATAGAGCTCGCTTCCTAGTACTTTAAGTACAATCATGGCTCAATTTCCTTGTCGGCATACATTTGAAAGATCGAGTCGATAAGTTCCTGCTGTTCTCCGAAATCCAGACCACCTTGTTTGCGGAGGTTATCCATCTCCACAAGCATGATAACGGGATTGCTTTCTTTGTACGTCTCGTAATAGTCAAAGTAGTTGAGTGTCCACTTGAGGGCTGCGTTCATGCGGCGTACGAGCTCGTGCGTTTGCTCAAGCTCTTTTGGTGTGTACACTACATCAAACACGTTATCACGCAGTCCAGCGCCCAGCTCTTCGATGATGACGGTCAGTTTTTCAAGATTTTCGTAATCGATCTTCATCGTCGCTCCTTAATGAATGACCATGACTTACCATCACGATCGCTGATTGACATCTCTGGCGATGCATAGACGTTAATAAGCAGCAAAGCACTGTAGAACTCTTCTGGATCCGATGGAACGTCTTCCAGATTATCGTAGTCCTCGTCAGACTCCTCTTCTTCGCCCTCTCCCTCTGGACCAACAGCCTCATTTGCGATGATTGAACCTATAAGCTCGTGATCATCCGGTACTTCCTGAAAGGGCAGAGCAAAGATAATCTCTCGGAGAGTAGTGCGTGTTTGATTTGTTTTGCTGTGCACCACCAGATACACATGATTTGCATACTGCTGGCTTTCAATTGTCGAACCAACCGGCAGCATTACTTGTCGACTCTGCGGAATTATTTCCTTGTTTAGATCTGCCAGAGGGAAGATTGAAAAACACTTCATGAAAATTCCTTACTTACTAGTACGTCGAACAAAGGACGTCAGGTCGTTTATCCACCCCTGGATATTTGGATCTTTTGAGTTACCCTCATTCATACCCATTCGCAATAAGTAGAAGGCATCCCACATTTTAGCCCACACAATATCTGCAATTTTCTGCTCGTTCACGTTTTGTGATGCCCCCGCCTTTTCCAAGGCTTGAATACGCATAGTCAAACCTTCGATTTGCTTCAGTGCCAACAAAGACTTATTCTCAGCAGCCAGAGCCGCTCTCTGAGCAGTCGTTACCAGTTCTCTAGATGTTTTAATCTGCTGTCGCATACCCTCAAGCTGAGAATCGTCGATATTGACTACTGTTCCGGATACTGAGTCTGTTTCGTGTATGTAACCCGCGATAAGCGTGCGTTTTTGCTTACCCAGGGGCTTAGAGTCAGTATTCCAATAAAACCAAAGCTTCCGATTAATAACAAATAGGGCGCCATGACAACCAGGCTTAGTGATAATTAGTTCTGCGGGTTTTCCCGGACGGACTCGCCATACATTGACGCCAAAAGAACCACTTTCGGCGCTCATCGATGTATTGTACTCAGTGCCTGTCTTGTCACCTACTGCAAACGTAATTGTTGCTGTATAGGTTCCTCCGGGGGATTTTACATCTTCTGTAGTATCTGTCATTCATGTTCTCCTAATTTTTACTACCCCTCAAGGGGATTTGGTGCCAAAGACGGGAGTCGAACCCGTACGAGGAAACCCTCAGCAGTTTTTAAGACTGCAGCGTCTGCCATTCCGCCACTCTGGCTTGGTTGTCGGCGGTGGGACTCGAACCCACTTCGGCTCAATTGATACATCAAACAATTGGCCCTAATTCCCTACCACTGGTACGTACACCGACATGGTGGGCCAAGCAGGATTCGAACCTGCAACCAACTCGTTATGAGCGAGCTGCTCTGACCTTTGAGCTATTGGCCCGGATCCTTTAACCGATTTCCGTGCAGGTCGCGCATGCCGTGATTGTAGATTGTCCTGATTATCTCAACAGCTTCAATTACTTGCTTTGCTGCTTCGAGTGCCTCGTCAAGCCCCTCAATATCAGTCTCATTCAAATTGCCATCGTACAGCAAATGATCCGCATACTGACGCATGACTGTACTTGCCTGACTGCCTAGGTGCTCTCGCATATCGCTCATACCTTACCTCCTGAATACCAGCGGAGCATTTACCCCGCTGGTACCTATTATACACTATTTTCGAACAAACTCGATGTATGCGTAGGTGTCCATCTGATCTAATGCGAGAGGAACATCGTAAAACACGTGATGTGTTTTATTTATCTCCTGTGTCTCAACAAACGACCGCACACAGTCGATTACTTCTTGTTCTGAAACGTTTCCGTAATGCTCGTTCTCTTTTAAAGGTCCACCATCGTGCCCATGTACAGGACGAGCCTTGTTTGCACAAGTAAGCACCAAGCGACACGAAGGGGCATCCCAGTTAAGCAAAAAAAGCATTGCAGTTAACAGTGGTTCAGCTGGAGTGTGTTCCAAAGTCTCAGTTGACATAATAGTTTGAAAAGTTCCGTAGGTTAAAACAAGAAAATTCCGAAACTGCTCATTATTTATATCACCGACTACATCAACACCAGGTCCGGGAATGATATCGACACCTACATAAGAAATGCCAGGGCTCTGGTAGTAATCGCGGCAAGTTCCATTGTGGTTATGACTACCCACCTCCAGCACGCTACCAGTTTCTGCAATTTTTGTCCGTGTTGCTGAGAGCCACGTTCTTGCCTGATCATGCATCTTCCTTATCTCCTGAATTCGTTAGCATTGATTTAAGAGTCTGACTCACAAGCGAAGTCACAACCGGCGCGACTTTCTTGCGCTTCTTCATAACCAGCACATCGAGACCGCTTTGCCAACGATCACGAAGCCAAAGAGGCAGTTGTTTTCCTCTCATATCGTGGCGCACGACCTCAAATTCCTTCTTGTCAATGGCTTGTTCGATTTTCTCCAGTGCGCCTGGATGAATAATGTCCTCGAGTACCATAATACCCTCGTCGGCTAGCAAAGCTCCGTAGTTACGCACAAAGAACAATTGCGATTCGAGTGTGTGTGGGCCGTCTTCAATAATAAGATCGTACCCTTGTGGACGAATACCCATAAATCGAATAATTGACTCGGTTCTGTAGGCATCTACCTGAGAGTAGACGGTAACCAAATTAGGGTTGACGCCCTGTACGTCAACAAGCCCCAAATCCATACCATGGACCACCGCTTCGGGGAAACGCGTGTGCCATTCTTTAATCGATTCGCCTTCGTATACACCAATTTCGAGAACAGCCTTAATTCTGCTGCCCTCCTTTTCAAACATTGGGTCATAGATGTGCTTCATGTAGCCAAGATCGAATTTGTCTGTTGCCACTGTAATTCTCCCTTAAATTTCCACCATTGGTGGTTGGTACCGGCGGAGGGAATCGAACCCCCGACAACCTGCTTAGAAGGCAGATGCTCTATCCGCTGAGCTACGCCGGCAAATAACCCGAGCCTCCGGTAAGAAAGGCTCGGTACAAAAACATTAATTAGGGTCTGAATCCGAATCGTAAGGATCTGCGTATACTGGATTCTCTTTCATATCTTCCAGTCGCTCCTCTATCAGTTCACGCAGGCCCTCAATAGGTGTCAGTTGGTAAACCATATTAAAGACGCCAGCCTCGCAGTTAGAGCATAGGGAAAGAGGAATAATACCAATCCAGCCCATAGTTCCCCAATCCTCATCGTCGTGCTCCGTACCGCAGATACTACACGCTTTCCCTATCGGACTTAGCGGGTCTGCTACCGGGTCGTACTCCGGTTTTTCGTTGTTTGGTGTTGTCTGTTCTTCAGTCATTTTACTTCCCCCACTTTCCACGTCGTAGAATAATCATGATAATTGCGTAGCTGGCCAGGTCCATCAGAGTGTCGTCTACTGATTCATTCTTAGGCTCTTTGGGTTGCGACCACTTGCCAGTACCAATGTCCCACCCCATAAGGTTCATAAGACGAGCCGTCTTGTCCCACAAACGAACAGCTACTCCTTGCTCGCCTGCCCCCTTGATGTTCCATGACGAGTAGTCGGCTGTCTTTCGCTTGTGCATCTCAAGTAAGCTATTCAGGATGGCCTGAAATTCTTTGGTCTGTTCCGGAATAAGATGCTCGTTCTTGGGCATATAGCCGGTAGACTTAAGAAGCGGAACATACTCGTGCTGATTCTCTTCAGGCTGCAAGAGCATGCTTAACTTCCGCTGCGCCTCCTGCGCTTTTTTAAACAATTCCTCGTCGTACATACTATTCTCCTAATAATGAAATTTCACGCAAAGCACCAAACTGGCTTTGTATTAGTCCCCAAGCTTGCTGAGCAACTATCCGATGCTCTTCCTGGGTATCTAACTTACAACGAACAGCGCAGTAATGCAGCCAAGATCGCAAGGTCCCATTAACGTACATCCGCGAGTTGACTAAACCCTCGGGAATTATACTGCGAGCAACTTCCTTGGCCACGCCGTTCTGAATTGCCCAGTTGTAGGTTCGTGCTACCTCGACCTGGAGAGCCATTTGCTTAGCTTCCCAAGCGTCGTGCAGATCTTGGTCATCCGTGTGCAAGCTGCTCTGGCGATTGTTGGTGTCTTGCAGACGTAATTCTCGAGTGATCATGCCCAAGTCGTCTAAAGGATTTGCATACCGCTGACTGAACTCTTGGAAAGAAAAGCTGCGGTGGCGCAAGATCTGACGAGCGACGTCTCGAGTCGTGTTAATCTCCATTACCACATTGACCATCTCAAACGGAGACCAATGACTGTGCTTGACCAGATATCGCAGAAGCTTGGCAGCTGTTGCGTGGTTTTCTTGATTCGACGGATTAGATACTCGAGCAGTGTATGCCAAAAACTCAGCCACTGTAAGGTCTACAAGTTTACCAGTCGGCTGCGTAATCGCAATGATCTCCGCCGTGCCAAATACTGACATCACTTACCTCCTAAAAAAAGCATCGGATTCAAATCAAAGAACTGAGCGAGTGCAATGCCTTCAGGTACCGTGGGCTTTCGCTGACCTTGCAGCAGGTTTTCGATTTCTAAAACAGACAGGTTTAGAAAATCAGCAAGCTCTTCTTTTGTAGCCTTTGCTTGCTTAAGTTCAGCTTGAATCAACTTAGCTACGATCTGTGTTGTGGTCATTGTTCACCTGTACATATTGATACTGCATCATCTCAAGGATGTCCTGAGCAAGCCGATTGTGCTGTGCCTGCCGTAATCTAGCTTCGTGTTGACGTGACTCGATCTCGGCTGCCTGCTCTCGTTTGCGTGAATCAAAATAAACTGCATCTGAATCGCACTCGCACATGTCTACAGAGTTGTAGCACAACAAACAGGTATCCATCAGTCCCTCCTTAAGTAAGCAAGGTAACGACACGCTACCTCTAAATCAGAATTATACCATATTTTGCCGTCAGGCATGAAGATTATGGCACCGCACCCGTTGTTAGCAGTTTCCGCATAACCAATCTCTTTAGAGAAAGAATCAATGCGCTTGTATGCTCCTGTCAAAAGGGCCAGCCGTTCTTTGTTGTGTCGGTAAAACGGGCGGAACAGAGTACCTATGTGAGTGTGCCCACCAATACCAATATCAAAAGGAAGAGTCAGGCGATCAAATCCTACCTCAATACCGTGCGTCGGGTTGAAGATACTACTGTACTTCCATTTATGCCTGATAAGGACGTCCCAGGAACCGTCTCCGCAGGTGACCGTAGTTCTTACTTCAAACGGATCATACAGCACGTGCGTGTCGCCGAGAAAGGACGGGATCAAATCAACACCTGATAGTTTCTGTGTCCAGTTATCGTGATTACCACTGACAACTAATAGCAGCTTCTCATGAATCATTTCCAACCAACGTCGAAAAAGCATTAGCTCTGTCTGAAAATTAACTGCCTGTCCTCGCTGCAATCCTTGCAACTTAGGGGTAATCCAATTGTCCAGGCCGTCGCCGTGAAACGCCGCATACATACCAGGAGTTTCTGATACTAGCTTGGTATCTTTCAGCAGCGCGTGGTAGTCAGTGCCACTATTCCCAAGATGCAAGTCAGACAGGAAAGCTATACCTGTGGGCTTGTTCCCTAAATGAATAGCCTGCTTTGATTTTACCTGTCGCTCTTTACGCTTTTCCATGTACAGTTGAGCGGCTGATTCCCACAACCGGTCAGCCAATTCAGGATCGTATCGAACTGTATCGGCTCCCGTCAATGTTGGGGTGTCGTCGGTAGGATTGCGACTGTGGAGAGCCTTAGTAGCCTCCTCTTCAGTAGCAAACCTACCACCGTGAATCATCTTCTTCTGCTCTTTGTCCCACCAGCGGATGCCGTAGCTTCCGTTACTATAGTACACACCCTTCATAGTCACTCCTAAATGTCCAGATCACGCTCAGGTAGCTCTGTAAACGTGTCATAGTAAGCAAGAAATACGCTGCGAGCAGCAATGTGCAGTTGTGTCGGCACTTCTTTCAGTACGCTACTGTCCGAAATATCGAGGCGCCTACCTAACAACTCAAACGAAAATCTCAAAACGTCTTTGGTCACACCTACATGGGTACTGTGCCTCTGACTGATCTCATACAACGTGTAACCTTCTCCCCAATCCTGCAACATTTTCAAGGATAACGGATGGTTATCAAGTAGAAAATGAGCATTGTTCCTGATAGTCACTTCCAAATTCAACCGGTCTTCGTCACTTAGTCGATTGGCGAACCAATCTCTAAAGATCTCACGCAATAAAAGGCGACTCTTCATAGTTTATCGGCGGCCAGCACAATTCCGAATGAGCACAGATCTGATCGCAGAAATAGCCTTGAGGTATCTTCTCATGTTCGGTATCGTTTAAAATCTGCACTAGCTTTTCCTCCAGTTTTTTAATTTTATCATCGTAGTCCACCATCACTTTTGCTTCGATAAGCTCAAGAGTGCGTAGGTGGTGCCAGTACACAGCTTTAGGTTTTTTACCGAACAGCTGCTCGTATGCCCACACATAAATGAGCAATTGAGGATTGTTAGCCAACTCAGTTGCTGTTGGTTTCTTACTGCCACTCTTGTGATCGATTATGCACCCGTCTGCAGTAAGCATGTCAATAAACCCGCGCATCAGTACGAGCGGGTTTTGAGTCGGAAAGGGTAACTTAAATCCATATTCGATGTGCGTAGGATTAAATTGATCCCAGTTAAGCTGTCGTAGAATAGTCTGCCCTAGCGTCGAAGCCTTACCGATTAAGTGAGACGCCACAAGTCCTTGTTCACTGCCCACTGCGGAAGCAATAGCTTCGTTGTAATACCCGGCAAACGTAGGTATAAAGTTCTGCTTGCCCTCATAGTACTGCTCGATTGCGTGGTGCAGTGCGGAGCCCATAACCGTGTACACATGCTTGTTACCTTCGATACCCTCAATGTACTGCATCTTGTACAATCTTGGGCAGGTTTTGTACAGGTTGAATCGAGAGGCACTAAATTCTGGCAAGTTGTTAGTCATTCGTTCCCCATTGGTGCGTCAAACCGCATCTTTATTGTGTAAGCGGCGCTCGCAAACATTGATTTATGGTACTCCAGAGATTTTACATAAGCCTCGTGCTCTGCAAACTGAGCCTTTAATTCTGCCAGCTCATCTAACAAAGCCGCGGTTCCTTGTATTTTTCGAGATCGGGCCACATTACTACGTGGCTTGTCCTCTTCAACAGCAATCTGCTGCTCAACGCGTTCGATGTCCCGCTCTTTTAGAATGATCATCTGCTTGAGACGACCGTACCCTTTATAGGCTTGGGTTACTTCGTAGTAGTCAGGCGCATTTTGCACCCATGTTTCCAAATCACTCACCGAGTTCCTCCTCTAGACACTTGTCCACTTGTGCTGCAATTGACTCAAGATCGAAAACTAATACGCAGTTATCCATTCCCTGAGCCTTCTGTCCCTGATATTCATACCAGGCTCCTGACTTATGAATTATATCATACTCCAGCGCAAGTGACATAAGATCGTAGACCGGCGCCAATCCTTTACCTTTCAGCATCAGATAGTCGCAACGGCGTCCCTCAGCTGCTTGTTTGTTCTTGGACACTGTCGATTGAATGTGCGACTTATCTTCTTCGTTTCGAATCTTAACCAAGTCTAGAATGATTCGACTGAAGTAGCGCAATGAACGAGGACCAAAAGGTTTCTTGTCTGACCGCGCCATTGGCGACAGATTAGCTCGATACTGATTGATAAAGATAAACAGAGCATCTGCGTTATCCACAGGGCCGATCAGTCGGACAATCCAACGAGACAACAGGTTGGCAGCGCCGGCCATGCGTGCAGGATCGTCTACCTCTTTCTCAAACTCGTCCTTAGTTACGATAGCCGGAACTGAGTCAAATACGACTACCTGAATACCCTGACTGAGGAAGTACTCTATCTGCGGCAGGCACTGCTCGGCGTAATCAGGCCGATACACGAGCAATTTAGTAACGTCCACGCCAAGCAGCTTTGCGTACTCGGCATCAAAGGTGCGCTCTAGATCGACAAACAAAGAATTAATCGTGCGGGTGTTCTTACCTATGGTAAGACTGATATCCTTAATCCCACGTTTCTGTGCCTGGGCCACGTAGTCTAAGGCTAAAGTAGTCTTTCCGTGACCTGGTTCGGCAAGCAACTGCATGATAGTCCCACCACGAATTCCTCGACTACTACCCAGGGCTCGATTGAGCGACCGTATAGATGATGGGAAGAATTGATAACTACGCGGTGTGTCTCCAAAAGCCATGCCGTCCAAATTCAACTTCTTACTCATTGTCGATTGCTTTCTCCACAAGAGGCATAAAAAACTCAGGAGACTTCATGAGCACAGTCAAAGCCACCACTGCTTTTTGGTATGCGGCCAAAGGACTCATACCATAGAACAGCTCGGTTTCATCCGGAATATCCTCGCAGTCCGAGGAGTGAAGGATGTGAGCAACCCACTTAAAGTGCTCCTCTGGGTTAGGCTCGAGGTTCTTGAAAACAGTAATCTCCATCTCAATTGTAAAAGGCATACATTCTCCTTATTTGTCATACTTCGTTGATACAGCGGGATCAACAGTGACCGTACTTCCCAGATTAGGCAGTACCTCTCGGGCAGACTCTTCCATAGATTCCTTTAGGATAGTTCGTGCGGTTTCAGCGTACTCTGCAGTACTCTCCACAATAATTTCGTCGTGCACCGTCGATACAATTACCGCCCTTCTCATATCTAAGCGCTCGAACGTTTTAATTAGCGCTAGTTTTACCATTGTAGCAGATAGAGCCTGAATCGGAAAGTTAGACGCTTCTCGTTCCGCAGCTTCCTTCTTCCACCGCATCCCAAAGTCGTCTCGATTCCAAAATCGTTTACGACCGTAACTGTCAGCCACCCAGCCGTTAAGTACAGCCGAACGAGCACTCTTCTTTAACCACTTGGTGGCGTCGGGAAACATTGACTTCCACTGCTCGATAATCTCGTCACCCTGCTTAGGAGAGTACTTAGCATTCACAGGAGCAAGTTTAATCGTCATCTGCTTGGCGAGATTGTCTCCGCCAACAGAGTAGGCAATCGAATAGTTGACCATCTTAGCTGCCTCACGCCACACTTTGTATGGGTGCTCTTTCTTGTTCTGTGTAGTTATGTCCGATACCTTGAGAACGTGCTGAGCTACATACGTGTGCAGATCGTCTAGGTTGTCAATCAAAGACTGGTCACCGCTGGCATCGGCAATGATTACTAACTCGATTGTCGAGTAGTCCGCGATAATCATACGTCGGTTATCATTCTTAACGGCAAACGCATGGCGAATGCTGTGACCGATGCCCAGATCCTTCATCTTTTGATCTGACGGCAAGTTTTGCAGATTGGGTCGAGAACTGCTGAACCGTCCAGTAGCAGCACCGATCTGATTAAAGGTGCAATGAATTCTCTGCGTAATCGGATTCTCCATTTCTTGCAAACCCTTGACGTAGGTAGACTGAAGTTTACGAGCTCCTACCAGAAAAGCATAGGAATTAAGACGGTAGTTATCATAGCGGCCGTAGGATTCTATTGCACTGACCAGGTCGTCATCGAATGCCAGAGTGTCAACTGCGTGGCTCTTGGCAGACTTGCGATTCTTAAAGTCCCACTCGGTCACGGTCTGTGCGTTTAGGTTACTCAGATCCATCTCAACCGCATGAAAATACTTAAGCATCTGCTGATTAGAGGAGGTGTTGACTGCGGAGTATCCCTCCCGTTCAAACACAATCTCTTCTGCCACACCGGCCTCGATTATCATTCGTTGCAGCATCCGCTCTGCGTTGTTTATCAGCGTCTCGAAGACAGGCTCGAGCATACGTAAATGAGCTCCGTCAAACGGCATGCCGTAGTACTCCATCATGGCGACCACTTTTGTAAGCTTAGCCTCGAGCTTGTACACTGCCTGCATCTGCTGTTCTTTGATCTGAGCAATCTGCTGAATAAAGATGTCCTTCAAGACTATGACGTCCCGTGCAGCATACTCAATCTGCTCTTTGGTTATGTTCGAGAAGGTGTCATCGACAAACTGATCCCTGACGGACTTGTCTAAGGTCACTCCCAATCGACGCTGCGCGATGCTGGCCAAGTCATTGCGTACCCCAACCAGACCCGACGTCAGCAGAGCCTCAGTGACTCGCGTGTCGTGTATGGGATCGACAATGTATTTACCGAAGTGATAAAAGACTTTGATATCAAAACTTGCGTTCTGAAACACCTTAAGTATTGTGTCATCGGTTAGCATAGTTTTAAAACTCTTTACACACTCAATAGATAGCTGTGTAAAGTCGTAAACAAATACAGATTCGAAGGTAGCGATTTGAACAAGCAGCAATTTAGACTGGTACGGATCCAGTCCAGTAGTCTCTGTGTCCACGAGTAAACGTCGTGGATTTCTTTGAAGTTGTTCTGCAATGGCAGTCAGTGATTCGTTGAGAGCAGCCTCTGTTGTTACTAAGTTAATCTGCATATCTTATTCCCAGTGTGTAGTTGTCGAACATAAAAGCAACACCATTAGTCACGGCCACAAACTTGTAGTCTTCGCAAACCACAACAAGTGCCCCCGCCTCACAATTGAGACGAAGGCACTTAGGGGTATAGGATTTACCGTCGGTACTCTTTCGCTTGCTCGGTGCATTAACCAGCGCAGTAAGCTTTTGAGGCTCGACAGAGAGTAGCCGTGTTTTAAACTCCAGGCCGTCGAACTGAATCGTAATCAACCTGCCCACCATAGGCTGAAGAAGCGGCTGCTCTGGAAATTCTTTTGGCTTCATATCTCCTCTACTAGCTCCTTAAACAGATCCAACGTCATAAGATAATATACCACGTAGTCAATGGTGACACAAGCGATACCCGACCCAAGCTTACACAGCAGCGAGCGTGCCAGCGGCATAGCGAATGTTTTCGCCTTCGTGTTATTAAACGTCAGATCTGTTGTTGTCTCTATCGCTCTCTTTATTACCTTTCGCATGTCCTTAGAGCGTATCAAAACAAAGTCATCTGGTCTGCCGTGATACCTGTAAATAAGGATACCGAACACAGCATTCATTTGTTCAGCTTCTTGGTGTATCTTGCTTAGCCAGGCTTTGCTAATCGTTATTGACGGTCCGTCCCGGTCCAGCAGTTCAGTAAGTTTGCACTCTACTACAAACCGACCAGGTCGATTAGCAAACATAACCGTGACATCACCCTTAGTGTTACCTGCTCCTGATTGCGGAGTTCTATCCCCGCCCAGAAGCTTAGCTACCCGTCGTTCCATTGTCTTCGCTCTTTGGCGATTAAGGCGGTTACGTTCACGACGTTCCGCCTTTAATTGCTCTGCGGCCTGCGGACTAGTAATCGGTTTGCTGACTACTGAATTTTTGCGTACTCCCATTAAATATCACCGTGCTCACTCCGAGCTTCCCATTACGATTTTTATGAAACTTAAGACTGATTGCTCGATTGCCGGCATCATCCGGAATATCATCAATAGGTGCCATCTCGATCACAGCGTCTGCTACCTGTGCTACTTCCCCTGAGTCACGAACTGCATCTAGTCCTTCTCGACCCTTAGTCATCTGACTGAGTAGCACTACTGCAATGTTCGCTTCTTTCGCCGCTTCCTTCATTGTTTGAGCTACTTCACCTAGATCGTTATTTCGGTTAGCAGTCGGCGAGTGTCTTACAATCTGTAAGTAATCTAGGAAAACAACTTTGCAACCGAGTCTGGCTGCATCGCGTACTTCTTTTCGTATTGTCGACAAACCAATTGTCGGATCGTCAATAACTGACATGGGCAGCGACTGCAGGTACATAACCGCCTGTTCTACCTTGTCTGCCTGCTCTTTACTCACTCGGCCAAACTGAAGATTGCTCGCATCCATCTTTAAAAGATACGCAACCCAGCGACTGATCAGCTGCTCTTTGCTCATCTCCAGCGAGAAGAACAAAGAACGTGTGTTGTACTGTCGAGCCATCTCCAGCATAGACTGCCCAATCAAGGCAGTCTTGCCGGTACCAGGCTTAGCCATGATGATGTTCAGTGTCTTAGGAAGCCATTCACCGCCAAGCATCGTATCCAAAAACTTGATACCCGTATGAGTAAACTTGTAGGAACCATCTACTTTCTTATTCAGGTCACCCAGCATGCGCTGTGCTCCCGGTACTAAGGTCGTATCGTGCGACTGCAGTATCGGCGGGAAGTTAAGTACTTCTTCGATTTTCTCCTCATTCGGATAATACTGCTTCGACTCGAAGTCGAGAGACTTGGAGGCCTCGAACAGTTGACGACGCCGTGCAATGATGCCGAGCTCGTCTACCACTGCTTGCTGATTGACCGTAACCTGCACGAGCATCTGAGCTGGCACATTGCCAGAAAGAGCCATACGCATTACCTCGTACGAGCACTCTCCATAACGAACATAGGCGTCCTTCATTGCCAAAATTATATCCTTGCGCTCGTCCGTAAACAACGCAGGGGTTATAATGTGGAGCATTTCTGGGTTACCCGTCAGCGAGGAAAGCAACCGCCACTCAGCGTCCTGATCGTAGTACATAAGGCCTCCGTAATAATTTTGCCCACTCGTTGTAAGGCAGGGCTTTGTCTAACACCAGTCTAAACTCATCCGGACCCTTTGTCAATAAGTAAGTATCAAGATCCATTTTATCTTGCTTACCTATTGGCAGCGTAGCAACATGCAGATCCTGCAGCCGCTGAGCCAGTCGATCAATGGACTGATACACTGACTCTCGAACGCTCACCTGCTTCTGCGAATCAAAAACAACTACAGCCTTTCCACGTGCCATAGTGCGTAAGCGCCATCTCCATACTGATATTCCCGGGAGTCCTACACAATTAAATCCTGACTGAGCCGCAATAACCGTCTTGATCTCCCCTTCGGTGATGATGTGATGTGCTTTTAGCAAATCCTCCCCGTTAAAGGGCCACTCGTCGGCACCCCGTGCCACCGTGGAACCGAACGGTCCTTTATACTTAGGGTCCTCGTTTGTCATCGAGCGTCCTCTAAGATCCGTAACTCGGCGCGAGATTGGGTCTACGTAAGGAAAAATAAGACGATCTGCTAAGACGGGCCTATTGGCTGAGTTATACAGACCAGACCGCAAAGCAAACTCATGCGAGCTTGTAGCAGTTTCTGGACAGTACCCTATCTTGTACTTACTTATGGATTGATCAGTCAGTCCGCGAGAGAGCGCATACTTGTAGGCACTGCCGGTCAGGCAAGCGTGGTAGTAATTAGCGGACTCTGTGTAGAATTGCCGTATCTCCTCGACATCTGCGTTGTTTGTCGAGAAGGGTAGTCCGCCTGGGCTGTCGGAAGTCTGCTCAGTTTCTTTAGCATTCCGTTTGTAACTGCAGTTAAAGCAATAAGAAACGTCATTGTCGGGTGTGACATACAAGTTATCCCCACCGCACTGAGGGCACTCTGTTTTGTATCCTCGAGCCATATACCCTCCAAAAGAAAAAACGGACGGTGTGGTTAGCACCGTCCGTCAAACAGAAAAGATCTAGTCGAACAACGAATCGACGGCTTTTGCGGAAACAGTGACGGTCTTCGTCGCCTGTCCTTCGTCAGCAGTCACTGCCGCAGGCTGTGCTGAGCCAGCCTCCAGCAGACGAGGCATTGCCATGATGTTAAATGCCTTGAGTACTTCCATGTAATCCTTGCCCTTCAACAATTCTTTAATGGCGTCCACTGGGAATGGTTTAGCAAACGACTCAACGTCGTACATAGGCAGTTTCAAAACCGCTGATGGAATTGGATCTCGATTCGAGCCCAAGTACACAGCCCGGTTTGTGTTCAAACCTTTGCCACGCGTCACAATCTCAATGTCTACTTTGGTAATTGGAATAAGCTCGTTAGTCTCGTCGTCAAACGCAGACTTACTAAGTTCCTCAACCTCGTTCAGCAGGCCGTTACGACCTTGACCGGAAGACACCGAACCCTCCAAAACCATAATCTGCATATTGCGTTCTGGCTTACGATCAGTAACAGAGATAACTTCCCCGTTCTGAGTAACCAAGAACTGATTCTGGTTATTGGCGTAAATTAAACCACCGTCTTCCTGCTTGATCACCAAGCTTTTGTCGAGCACGTTCATAAAGAACCGACGACGAATAGCTTCGTTGTACTGCTTAGGCAGCACTGATCGAGCTGCATAGTCAACAAAGATGCGACGCTGTACGTCTGCTTCGCCTTTCTTAACTGTCATCCAGACAGACAAAACTGTCTGACCGAGAAGTGGCTCGTTTGTGTTCTGTGGATCTGGAAGAAACCGAATTACTCGCTTACCTTCACGGACGTCAATAAACGGATTCTTTCCGTTGCCTGCACTAGAACCCTGCTGCTGCGTGCTACCAATCATCTTACCGAATGCCATCTTTTTTCTCCTGCATTGTGGCGATCTCTCTCGCCATCGAATTAAGCTCGTCTAGCACTGCTTTCCGAACTTCGTTATTGATACTACCACTATTTTCGAGCCGTGTCAATAGTCTTTTAGCATACTTCTTAGCCATCTGCTCTAGCTTACTTGAGTACTCCATTGATAATCTCCAAAAATTGATTTCCAATTACGTCCCACTTAAACTTGTCCTGCTGCATATGTTGAAGCGAGCGCTCTCCAAGATTCTTACGATACTCGTGGTCCGTGTACAACTTGTGCAGTGCCGCGATGGCACTTTCTTTTTCGGTTACGTAATGAATTGTGTTGAGTCCGCGATCGGTCAATTGAGGAAATGGATACACTTCCATGTACTCAGCATTTCCTTCAGGCCATTCTGCGAGCGCTGTGTGACGTGGGAGGATTGCCGGCACGCCTACGCTCATTGCTTCTGCTACTGGCAAGCACCAGCCTTCTGCAGCAGTTGTGGTAAAGAACACATCGGCGCTGTTATACACCATGTTAAGTTGCTGCGGCGAGATACCCAGATCTGGTCGCAGATTCGGTGAGGATATAGCCAGTCGATCCTGAATACCAAGGTATTCCGCCCACTGCATAATATCAATACCAAAGTCTTGCAAAGCACCGTGATAATAGAACTTTACGTTTTCAGGCAAGCTATAGCGTTTTACCCATTCTGCAAAATAATACATCGTCAAGTCAATTCGTTTTCGAGGTTGATTACGTTGTAAACAAAGCACAACATAGTCGTCTTCGCTGAGGTTCATGCTCTCGCGCAAATCTTTCCTCGTTACTGACAATTTGTGAAAGACACGGCGATCAACTCCGTGAGGAACTGCTTCCACTTTAGGCAAACCGACTTCTAAACCCTCTGTATTGGTTCGATTCATAAGCTGCTTTACACCAAATTGAGTGTAGGTGACTATTGAATCGTAAAAACGCAGACCTTCTACAAAGTCTTGTTTGACATTTTCTGCGTCGATTGGCGTGTAGACAATCATCTTGGGCTTAATAAAACGAGGGTTGCTTTTAAAAAACTTATCCAGAACGATTGAATATTCCATGGCAATCCAGGGGTCGTTTAAAATAAACACTACATCAGGATTAATTTTAGCAGTTAGATCCACTAAGCGCCCTTTACCCCAGATATCCCCGCCCTGCCCGCTTGCCGGATAAACAGAAAGTCCATCCAATGCAGGAGTGTAGTCGCCGTAATAGTTTACGGCCAGTACATGCATTTCATAGTGCTGTCTAAACGTTTTAATTAAGTTAGCAGACACTATCCCAAATCCAGTCTGAACTGGAAAATCCCCGACAAACAACATTTTGCGAATTTGCTTAGCCATACATACTCCTTTAAAATACTTTTGTTCCTACTATAATGTTGAGAGGTTGTCTTGTTGCTTTTGGTTGAGCAATTTTTGTTTTGAAGAGTGTGTCAATTTCTGCAAGCAGGTGATCGAGCACGTGATTCATCGACTTAGACGCCTCTGTATTTGTGTATCGTAAATCCTCAGTTGACCAGGAAACAAACGTCGACGAGCTTGAGGTTAACTTGGCTAAATGCACTAAGTACACAGCGCAGAGAATAAATGCTTCTTCGTCGTCCTGCTCAATTATAGGTGGACTGGGTTGTTCGAATTCTAAAAACGGGTTACGAAAGATGTCATTATCGTTGTAGGTCATCGGCAGAAAAGCATAGCCGTTAACAGTGCTTGTCCAAAAGTAGCCCTGAGCGGCGGCGCCTGCGGGTTGCTCACCGGCAATCAAACCCGAATTAAAGATTTGGTACTTAGCTCGCCATCGTTTAGACAAGAAACGAACACTGTTTATAAGCGAGGTCCGAATTAACGCTTCTGAGTATCCAGTTCCGTCGAAGTCACCCAAACGCATTCGCACGTCATCGATTAGATAATCGACATTAGTCATCGTAGTTATCATCTATATCTCCATAATTATAAGTTTTTTAATTCTATCTGTCAAGCGGTGGTTGCGGCCATGTAACGTTGCCCCATCCCGCAGTGGCGACAAGAGCTGGCAGATCTCTGAGAGCCTGTCGATACTCTCGCCACTCGAGTAGTTTGTCGGCGGTTAATCCGGTATCCGGCAGCTGAGTCCAGTCGCTTTCGTACAGAAACGTGTTACGTCTCGTCCGGAGTTCTCGCAGGGCCTGCACAAACGTGAAAGGTTTCTCTTGAACAATGCTACCCTCAGGCAGTGGGATTGAGTAGGGCGTACCATACTCATCCCAATAACCAAACGTAATTGTATCAGGGTCGTAAATTTTAAAAATAATCATTATACACCTATAGCCTGAAATATATTCATAAGTGGGGATGGTCCTGCAAAGCCTTCGCCGTTAGCGTTCAGTGTCGTATTTGCTGAAGGTGTCAGAACAACTGTATAAGTTGACCCCGCCGAAGCAAAGAACCCAATGTTAAAGTTAAATAGATAACCACCACCGGTGCTTAAACCAGCGCCATGTAAAGTACTTACGTAATTAACACCGCCTCTTTGTAAAGTCATTCGAAGACTTGTTAAGTTGGCGACTGTTGCAAAGGTGGCAGAAAACATGTAGTAGCCTGCATTGGTTATAGTAATCGTAGATGAATTTGTAGGTACGGTGATTTTATTACTGCGTAGTGCGTTATTCCACACAATAGTCGTGCCCGCAGTTGTAATTGCAACGTCCGCTGTTCTTCTGGCTGTGATATAACCCATGGCATCGGAAGTTAATTTACCGGTGCTTGAGACTTTAAATCTGTAATCACCTGCACCATCATTAGCCACGTTTAAGGTATCCTCACCATATAGGTCTGTGGTTGCAGTAACAGTTGCCCCGAAAATATTAGCCGCCGACGAAATATTCCCCTCTGTGTATATAGCTCCAGTTCCGCTGTTTATACTCGCTATAGCAGGTGCAGCTCCTATCAAGAGATTACCTTCGACTCTCGTACTGCCTGTAGTGGTAACCGCCCCAGTGACTCCCAACGTACCAGCAATTAGCGTGTTTCCAGTAGTTCCCGCGATTGTAACTTTATTATTAGATGTGCCAAACCCAACATCTCCACTTGCAGTTAAAGTTCCATTAATTATTGCTTCCCCAGTGCCTGAGTTTACTTTAAAAACATGCGGTTCTGGACCTACGCTAAGATTACCCGAGATGGTTGTGTTTCCGGAAGAACCGTTTACCGTGAACACGTGTGGAGGAGCCCCTACGTGAAGATTCCCGGTTGTACCATTTACAGTAAACACGTGGTCACCGGCCCCAGCGTGAATATTTCCGGCAACGGCTACATCACCGTTGGTTGTAATATTACCAGTTGCCCTTTCTAAAATAACATTAGGATCTGGGTTAAATAAAGCATCAGCGTTAGTATCGAAAAGATAAAGTCCGTCTTGACCTAGTGTATACCTAGGAATGTAACTGCCAATATTATCCCGTTCGAAGCCAAGTATAGATGGTGCCGACCCTGAAACAGTGCGCATTATTTGTACGTCGGAATTGTATAAATATACACGGTTGTTACCTGTATTCGCATTTTGTATAATTAAATTACCATCTGGTACATTATTTGCTATAACAAAGTTTTTTGTAGCGTCAGTTGTGATTGCTGATTGGGGGGATATTGAGGAGTATGCTCCGTTATAAAATGAAATACCCCCATTATTATTAGACTGACCGCTAACCATAATTTTAAGAGCATCGTTGTTATTCAGTAGTGATGTCAGGTCACCAATTGTAATACCGTTGCTGTTTACTATAGTTTTTCCGGCTGTCATTCCCGCACTATCAAGGATGACTGCCCCACCTCCAGCAAGAAGCTTACCATTGCTTGCAATGTCTACTTGAGCTACAC